TAGCACAAACTTTTACAGTTGATGAAACAGGAGCGTTCCTATCATCTATTGATCTATTCTTTGCAAATGTAGATCCTACTCAAAAAGTAACAGTTTCACTAAGGACAGTTGAATTAGGAACCCCTACTTTAAATCTTGCATCAGATCATTCTGAAGTAACTTTAGATGCACAACAAATTATAAATGCCGATGGAGTCTCATCTGATGGAACAAAACCTTTTAATGTAAAATTCCCATCTCCAGTTTTTCTATCACCTGGTACAGAGTATGCAATAGTTGTCTTAGCACCTCAATCTAATCTATATGAACTATGGGTTGCAAGAATGGGTGAAAGAACTGTAAATACAACTACTTTACCTGATGCAGAAAGTGTTATTGTAACCAAACAGTATATTGGTGGTAGTTTGTTTAAATCACAAAACGGAACTATTTGGACTGCAAGTCAGTTTGAAGATATGAAATTCAAACTTTACAAGTGCAACTTCAGTACAACACCAGGCACTGCATTCTTCTATAATCCAAAACAGGTAATAGATAGTAATTCATCTATACTTCCAGTTGATCCAATCAAAACTTTACCACGTAAGTTAAAGGTCGTTATCAGTAATACCACTGTGATGAACAATATCTTAATACCAGGTGCTAAAGTTAGTGACTCCACTGCTTCTACAGCAATTACAGGTATCGTTGAAAAGGCAGGTGGCACTGCGAATACAATGACCAAAACTAATGTTGGTGTTGGTTATTCACAGGGCACTTATGCTGCTGTTCCTTTATACAATATCACTGGATCTGGAACAGGTGCTACAGCAACTATTGTAATTAATGCTCAAGGTGAAATTAATGCTGATCCATCAGGTATAAGTGGTGGTTCTGGTTATGTTGTAGGTGATGTATTAGGTTTGACTACGAGCACGATGGTCAAAGGATCTGGTGCACAAATAACTGTTACAGGTTTAACAAATAGAAACACACTCTATCTAACAAATGTACAAGGTAAAGAATTTACTGCGAGTAGCAATTTGGTTGTATATAATGGTAACAGTGCTGTGGCTATGGCTGGTACTACTATTACAAGTTCAAATGTCATAAATGATCTTTATGAGGGTAATGTAATTGAGGTAACTCAGTTTAGTCACGGTATGCATGCTGATAATAATGTTTTAACATTATCAGGCATCAAACCAAATACTGCACCAACCACTATCTCAGCAGCTTTAGGCACGAATGATACTAGTGTATCTGTTGCTGATACCACAAGCTTTAATTTCCAAAGTGGTATTCATACAAGTGCAGGATATGCACAAATAAATGGTGAGGTAATTTACTATAATTCAATCACTGCTGGAGTATCTCCTGCAGGTACACTAGGAATCTCATCTAGAGGTGTTGATTCTATACAGAGATCTCACTTAGTTAACGATCAAATATTTTCTTATGAATTAAATGGTGTTCCATTAAATAGGATTAATACTACTCATTCATTACCCTCAAGCACATTATTAAAATCTGAAAGAGATATTGATAAGTATCATATACAAATTCTTAGAGGTGATAGAGATGCTGATGATGATCAACTTAGTTTCTCTGATGAAAATCAAGTTGGTGGAGCAGAATGTAAAGGAACAAGAAATGTTCAATTTAACACTATTACTCCAACATTTAATGTTATAACACCTGGTGAAGGTTCTTCAATATCTGGTCAAATAAGAACAGTTTCGGGAACTAGTGCTGGTGGATCTGAAATATCATTCTTAGATCAGGGTTTTGAAGATGTATCAATAAACAGTTTAAATAATCTTACAACACCTAGAATTGTTGCATCAGAAAGAAATGAAAGTACAAGATTAACTAGTCTCCCTAAGAATAAGTCATTAACAGTTGGTTTAACTCTTAACTCATCAGATCCAAATCTATCACCAATGATAAACGCAGTGAACGGAACTGCTATCATATTGGGTAGAAACAGACTTAATAATCCAATTACAGACTATGCGTTTGATGGAAGAGTTAATCTTGAGGAGGATGATCCACACTCATCAACATACGTAAGCAACAAAGTAAGTCTCAAACAACCAGCAACTTCACTCAAAGTTCTTGTTGGGTCTTACAGACATTCATCTGCAGACTTCAGAGTTCTTTATAAATTAACTCGTTCTGATTCAAGTGGTGTTGAACAAGCATTTGAACTATTTCCTGGTTTTGATAACCTAAGAGATACAGATGGTGATGGATTAGGTGATGATGTTATAAATTCAGTCAATAATAGTGGTAGACCTGATGGATTTGTAGCATCAAGTGCAGAGGGTGAATTTAAAGAATATCAATTCAGTATAGATGAACTTGAACAATTTACAGGATTCCAAATTAAGATTGTAATGAGTGGAACTAACGAAGCAAGAGCACCAAGATTTAAGGATCTAAGAGTCATAGCACTGGCATGATCTTCTTTTCTTTAATATTATCATTCTTTGCTAATCATCTTCCAGTGATGTATGTGCAGGTTCCTCAGTGGGCAGATGATTGGGCAGTATGTGCAGTTGATATACCAGATGCAAAATGTCACTGGTATGTAATGTCTCCCGATAATACTTTTGGTGAAGGATTTAGTTGGGAGGATGCACCTTGGTTTGATGCTAATGGTTTAAATGATGTTGCACCCATGCAAGCAAAATCAGTTGTAGAGAAATTGCAAGATAAATAATGAAGCATCCAGTTCCTCTAAGTATTGTTCCAAAAATATTCTGGATTGCAGTTGGGGCAGCGGTATCCATGAGCATACTACTATGAAATCTTATAAGGAATTTATAACAGAGAGAAATAAATTTGAAAAGTATCTTTTACAAAAAGGTATAAAGTCTATTGATAAGATTGTAAGAAAAAATCCAAAATCATTTGAAATGGTTAAGGATGATATTACTAATCAAATAAAAAATCTAAGATTTGATCCTGATTATAATTTTTCATCACTCCGCAGAGGAGCAGAGAATGTTGCAAGGAGATTTAGAGATATGCTTGCTCCATCTGGAATGAATCCTAATAAACTAGGTGATCCAACTAAATTGAGACAAATAACAACTAGAGGGGCAAATAAGAAAAGTTGGTTAGGTAGTCAAACAAATCAACTTACTCAACCTCCTATCGGGGGAGACCCAATAGATGATGTAGTTGCAACACAATTCCCTAAAAATGTAAGAAGAAAACCCACGACTGATAATGTTAACTATAGATTAGTTCCAAATGAATTTAAAAATTTTGATGCTAAAAGTGTAATTAAAAAATTTAGGAGAAAAAAATGATACCAGTAGAAGGACATAAACATCTATACCGTGAAGAATCAGGTGCAATTGTAAACACTGATACAAACGGTTATGCTAATTATATTAAAGCAAAAAATAAAAAATTAACTGAAAAAAGAGAAATAGAAGATTTAAGAAATGAAATTGATGAGTTAAAAAATCAGTTAAGACAACTTTTAGAAAGATAAATAACTAAGATCGGTGATATTGTATGGCTGTATACTCCAGTAATTTAAGTATAAAGACAGGTACTACCTTTGCACAGGTTTTTACCCTAGAGGATGGTGTGAGTAATTCACCCATAAATCTTACTAATTTTGGTATTGCTGCTCAGATGCGAAAGCATGCTGGTGCAGTGACTGGTATTACAACTTTTACAACATCCATATATGATGCAGTAGGTGGAAAAATACAAATCGGTCTATCTACGACACAAACTGCTGCTCTTAAACCAGGCAGACATGTATATGATGTAATTACCACTGATACTAGTGGAGTGATGGAGTGTGTCGTTGAAGGTATGGTTATTGTATCTAAAGCAGTCACACAAACCTGATGGCAGACATTAAAGTTGTAAAAAACGTAAACCCTATAACTATTAGGATAGGGCAAAGAACTGTTAAAAAGGTAGTTGCCTCTCAAAAGGCAGCAACGACTACCCTAAATACATTGCAGGAACTTGAGAATGTTCAAGATATTGACATTACTACAAGGGCAGATAATACATTTTTAATGTATGATGCAGACACCGACAAGTACCTACACGTAGATGCAGCACAAATTGTAGACTTAGCAGATTCAGTTGATGATGATGCTTTTGACGCTGGAACGTTTTAATTAAACATAGATTATCAATAAATAATAATTAAAAGGTAGATTTTAAACAATGGCTGCTCCTGTAATAAAGTTTAAAAGAGGTGCCAACAGCAGTTTACCCGCCCTAAAAGCAGGTGAACCAGCGTTTGTAACTGATGAATTTGATTTTTATATTGGTCTCGATAACGATGCTGCTAACAACAAATTCTTTGGATCACATAGGTACTGGACAAGAGAAACAAACGCTGCTGGTTCTGCGGTAAGAGTCGTAGAAGGTGCGGGTAATGGCGATAATTATATAGAATTTAAGTCTCCAGCATCACTAGCTGCAAACTTAACGTACACATTTCCTAATGCTAACGCTACTAGCGGTATTCTTCAGAACGATGGTAGTGGTAACTTAAGTTGGATGACAAGTGGAACACTTGTCGGTCCTATTACTATATCAGATACTACAGACTCAACTACTAAAGATACAGGAGCTTTAATACTTGAGGGTGGTCTTGGTGTAGAGAAAGATGTTACAGTTGGTGCAGCAGTTTCAATCGGAGATAGATTATTTGTAAAGGGTGAGTCAGAATTTATAGGTATTGTTACATTCCGTGGTGGAACAATCAGACTTGGTGATGGTGATACTGATGATGTTGTAGTTGGTGGTGAATTTGCTTCAGATTTAGTCCCAACCACTGATAGTGCTCATGATATTGGTTCAGCAGCGAAGGAATGGAGAAATGCATTCTTTGATGGTACAGTAGAAGCAGATGGTGTAAATGTTGCAGGAGTTGTTACAGCGACCTCTCTATCGACACCTATCGTTTCTGGATTTAGTCATCTACAAGCACCTCATGGTTCAACAACAACTTTAGAGGTAACAGTTGCAGCGAAGACAGCAGCACACAGATACAATGGTTCAGGTAGTAGTAATGGATATGTAATTGATGGTGTTCAAGCACCTACACTTACATTAACACCAGGCAGAACTTATCGCTTTGATGTTTCAGATTCATCCAACGGATCTCACCCTCTAAGATTCTATCTTGATGTTGATAAAGTATATCAATACACAACAGGTGTTACCGTAAGTGGTACACAAGGTAATGCTAACGCATATGTTGAGATAGTTGTTACAGATACAACTCCTGCAGTTCTTCACTACCAGTGCACAGCACATGGTAAGATGGGTAACGCAGTTATTACTCAATCTAACGTAGTAAATACACCTCACGATGCGACATTTGAAGGAGTATTAAATGCTAAAGGTAATGTTGATCTAGGTAATGCTACATCAGATACTATCACAGCAACGGGTAGATTTGATAGTGACTTACTTCCATCTACAGATGGTGCAAGAGACTTAGGATCATCTGATAATGAGTGGCAGGATCTATTCATAGATGGAACTGCACAGATTGACTCATTAGTAGCAGATACTGCAGACATCAACGGTGGTACTGTTGATGGAGTTACTATTGGTGGTGCATCTGCTGGTGCTGGTACATTTACAGATCTAACTGGTGGTAATATTCAAGTTGGTGTTACTGGTGATAATGAGATTGATACCTCAAGTGGTGGTCTTACATTAGACTCTGCTGGTGGTACTGTTACAGTTGATGATAACTTAACTGTTAATGGAACATTCACGGTATTAGGAACACAATCTATAATTAACACCGAAACCTTAAAGGTTGAAGATAGTTTAATTGAGGTAGGTCTTGTTAACAGTGGTGGTTCATTAGTCGCTCCATCATCAGATGCTAACATAGACGTTGGTATGATATTCCACTACTATAGTGGATCTGCTAAGAAAGCAGCGGTATTCTGGGATGATTCTGTAGGGAGAATTGCTTTTGGTGCAGATGTATCAGAGAGTTCAAGTGTATTAACTAATACCACACATGCTACAATTGAAGCAGGTGGTGTATTCATCAAAGACGCTGCAGGATTATCAGCGGTAATTAGTCACGATGGTTCATTAAGACAATTAGAAAATATAACCGTAGATGGTGGCTCGTTCTAACGAGTAAAGTATAACTTATAAATATAGGTGGGTATATTCCCACCTTTTTTTATACTCTGTTATGGATGAAAACGAATACAAGATGATTTTGGGTGTTTATCAAAAGAAAACACACGAAATGCTTGCTCAAATTATTGCATTAGAAACAAGAGTGCTTGGATTAAATAATGTTGTTGAGCAACTAAGCGAGAAGGTAACTGATCAGGAAAATTTATTAATTCAACTGAAAGGTAAGAAAAAACCAAAAAATATTACACAAGACTCTGAGGATTTCTAATGGCGAAACCTGCTTCACGAGAAGAATTAATTGAATACTGTAAAAGACAGTTAGGTGCACCAGTCTTAGAAATCAATGTGAGTGATGAACAAATTGATGATTTAGTAGATGATGCATTTCAGTATTTTCAGGAAAGACATTTTGATGGTATTGAGAGGATGTATCTCAAGTATCAATTTACTCAAGGTGATATAGATAGAGGAAAGGCACAGGGAACAACAGGTGTAGGTATTGTAACAACCACTGGGACATCTACAGCAATAAGTGGTTATGGTACGACTACATCCAATTTCTATGAGACATCAAACTTTATTCAGGTGCCCGAAACAGTTGTAGGAATAGAAAAGATATTTAAATTTGATATGAGTGCGATATCTGGTGGTATGTTTAGCATCAAATATCAGTTATTTCTAAATGACTTATATTATTTTAACTCAGTAGAATTACTACAGTATGCAATGGTCAAATCATATCTTGAAGATATTGATTTTCTATTAACAACTGAAGCACAGATAAGATTTAACAAAAGACAAGATAGATTATACTTAGACATTGATTATAATAGTTTAAATGCTGGTGATTTTATTGTTATTGACTGCCATAGAATCTTAGATCCAACAACTTATACTCAGTTGTTTAATGATAGTTTTTTAAAGAGATATCTAACTGCATTGATAAAAAGGCAGTGGGGTCAAAATTTAATTAAGTTTCAAGGTGTTAAATTACCTGGTGGCATTGAATTAAATGGTAGACAGATATATGATGATGCTCTAAGAGAAATTGAGATGATCAAACAAGAAATGAGTTCTACTTACGAATTACCACCACTTGACTTTATTGGATAATGGCTCTCAATCCCTTTTTTCTACAAGGTTCACCTGAAGAACAGAATTTAATTCAATCGCTTGTTAACGAGCAATTGAAAATTTATGGTGTTGAGGTTACTTATATTCCTAGAAAATATGTAAATCGAAGCACAGTGTTTCAAGAGATTGAGGCATCTAAATTTGATGATAATTTTCAACTTGAAGCGTATGTTAACACATGGGATGGTTACAGTGGAGCAGGAGATGTTCTAACAAAGTTTGGTATGAGTCTAAGAGATGAATTGCAGTTAGTTGTTTCTAGAGAAAGATTTGAAGATTTTATTGCACCATTTTTAAGTCAGGAAGATGTTGATGAAGTGGGTGAGGCAGTGATGAGACCAAGAGAAGGAGATTTAGTATTTTTCCCATTAGGTCAAAGATTATTTGAAATAAAATTTGTGGAACATGAAGTTCCTTTTTACCAATTAGGTCACACATATGTTTATGAATTGCAGTGTGAACTATTTGAGTACAATGATGAAACCATTGATACTGGTATAGATGCTATTGATAGTAAGACAGAAGATTTGGGTGTAATCACTGATCTACAAATGAATAGTGTTGGATCTGCAGCGACTGCTACAGCAACTATAGGAACAGGATTTGTCCAAAGTATTAGTCTACTAAATGATGGATCAGGATTTACAAGTGTTCCTACCATAGGATTAACCACAGCTCCAAGTGGTGGAATAGATGCTACTGCTGTGGGTATATTAACTACAAGAAACAACGTAACTTCTATAGAAGAAATAGTAATCACAAATTCAGGTGCTGGATATACAGTCGCACCAGTGGTAACAATCTCTGGTGGTGGAGGTGTTGGTGCTGCTGCTACTGCACTAATAAGATCTGATGGTAAGAAAGGTATCATACGTATCTCTATTGGAGGTACAGGTGGAGTTGGATATTCTACAACACCGAATGTATCCATATCACTTCCATCTCTATCACCACAATTACCTGCTTCTGCTCGTGCAGAGGTTGGTGCTGGTGGAACCATATCAAATATCTTTATTCAAGACGCTGGTGCAGGATTCTTCTCACCACCAACAATTACAGTTAATCCACCTTCATCAGTTGGTATAGGATCTGGAAGTTACTGGTTTAACGAACTTGTTACAGGTAACAGATCTAACGCATCCGCAAGAGTTAAGAGATGGGATCTTGATACTAAGATCTTACAGGTTGGTATTGAAACTGGAACATTCTTAAGAGGAGAGACTGTGACTGGAACAAGATCTGGTGCTCAATATACTATAAAGGTAGGAACAGCAAACACAGACAAGGATAAATACGATCATAGTGACGAAATTGAGAATGAAGCAGATCAAATTCTCGATTTCACTGAATCAAATCCATTTGGACTATTTTAATGTTAGGGACTTATTTTTATCACGAAGTTATTAGAAAAACCATCATAGGTTTTGGAACATTGTTTAATAACATGGAAGTTAGGCATCAAACTTCTGATGGAACAACTGTAGATATTAAAAGAGTGCCTTTAGCATATGGACCTGCAGCAAAATTTATTGCTAGATTAGATCAGCAACCTGATTTAAATAAAATGGTTGCGATTACACTACCTAGAATGTCTTTTGAGATGACTTCTATCGCATATGATTCAACTAGAAAATCAGGCATAACTCAAACCTTTAAAGCAGTAGATAATTCAACCAATAAGTTAAAGAAGGTATTCATGCCTGTTCCTTACAATATTGGGTTTGAATTAAGTTTACTTACCAAAATTAATGATGACGCATTACAAGTTGTAGAGCAAATATTACCATTTTTTCAACCATCATTTAGTATCACAATTAATTTAATTGATTCAATTGGTGAAAAAAGAGATGTTCCCATAACGCTCACCAACGTCACTTTTCAAGATGATTATGAGGGAGATTTTTCAACTAGAAGAGCGTTGATATACACATTCCAATTTGTTGCAAAGACATACTTATACGGACCAATCGCAGAGAATCCAGAGGGTCTTATTAAGAAAGTTATTGTCGATCAATATGCAAGTGTTGATACTGTAAATGCTAAGAGAGAAATGAGATATACAGTAGAACCAACCGCAACCAAAGATTACAATAGTGATGGTGCTATAGATAGTAATGATAATGCACTTATCGTTCCAGGCGATGACTTCGGATTCAGTGAAACATCTGAGTTCTTTGGTGATAGTAGAGATCGCAGTCCAACTAAACAAAGTGATATCTAATGGAAAACTATGAGTCTATTGATAAAGCATTAAATATCAGTGAAACTGATATAGTGCCTACTAAAAAAGTGAGTCCTCCAAAAGAAGTCTCAAAGATAAATGAGATTGAAAAGGATTATGAATATACTCGTGCAAACTTATATTCAATCATAGAAAAAGGTCAGGAAGCAATTAATGGAATCATGGAAGTCGCTGGTGAAAGTGCAAGTCCAAGAGCATATGAAGTAGCAGGTCAACTTATAAAATCAGTTGCAGATACCACAGATAAATTGATGGATCTACAGAAAAAAATTAAAGATGTAAATGAGGATAGTCCAAAAACAAATAATGTGACTAATAACGCATTATTTGTTGGATCAACATCCGAACTTTCAAAGATGCTAAAGAAAGGGTTTCTAAATAATAAAGAGGAAAAATAATCGCTACAATGAAGAAGTGTAAGGAAGGACACTATTACTGTTTCCAAGATAGCAAGTGCAAACCAATTCCTAAAGGATTCCGTAGAGGAGTTGGTGGGTATCTTCGTAGAGAGCGTGAAGACGAAAAGGAGGATTCTAAAAAGAATGGTAATGGTAATGGCAAATCTAACGGAAGTTCTAACGGAAATGGGAACGGTGGGAATGGTAGTGGAAATGGTAACGGTGGCAATGGTGGTAATGGTGGTGGTAATGGCTCAGGGGGAGTAGGAGAAAGCGTAGAGATACAAAATTCTGACGGAGAGACAACTGCACTTGTAACTGATATTATTGGTCCTGATCATATGAGACCAAGATTAAATGGTAAAGGAGTTTGGACAGGGACTAATATTTCTGAAAAATTTGGTGGTTATTTGGGTGGTATAATTATAAATCCTAGTGGATCTAGAAATAAGTATGGTCTACCTGATAATATGAAACCTGAATCAGGCAGTGGGATTAAAGAGGTTCCTCTAACACCAACTCATAATAGATTATTAGTTAAGAATACTAAAGATAAAAAGTTAAAGGAAAGCACTGTCCCATTACCTTTTTTTCTAAGAAAAATTAGCAAAACAAACGCACTTAAGAACGCACTACCATATTTGACCACAGTTACTGGTGGTCTTGGCTCTGTATTGCAAATGGCTAGACCTAGAAAAGATGGATCTACAAACGATAGGAAAAATCTTAGACCAGATTTAGAAGCAGAATTGAGGAAAAAACAATCTGAAAGAGAGCAGTTAATAAAAGACAAAAATGTAAATTTAGATGATAAATTAAATACCCCAACAGATCAAGGTGGTTTTGTGGGTGGAAAAAAAATTGATAAAAAAACTTTAGAAAGAATGAATAAACCTGAAAATCAGTTTAATTCTTATGATCCTTTAACAGAAAAGAAAAAGATATCAGGTAAAGCTTTATTTCCATTTAAGGCAAATGTAAAAATAAAGAATGAAATTATAAAAGGAGATGATCTTTCAATAGATAACAAAAATCCAGTGAACAAAAAATTAACAGATGAATATCTTCCCGAAAGAAAGATGACTGAAAAGGAGAAAAGAAAAGACGATAGATTAAAGAAGAAGTATGATAAGTCTGATATGAAGAAGAGTATGCAGAAACAATATGGTAAGGAAGAGGGTAAGAAAGTTTACTTCGCAACTATTCGCAAACAAGCAATGGAAGAGGAGAAACATAAGGATCATGAACCAGAGATGATCCGTAATCAGTTGAAAACTGCTAAGAGAGCATCTAAACGGATCAAAAAACATACTCTCAAAAAAGATAACTTCAAAGCATGGGTACAATCAAAGATAACCAAAGCAACTGACTACTTAGATACTGCTGCTGATTATCTTGATGGTAAAGATGATATGAAAGAGGAGTTGAATAAAAAGGATAAACCTTATATCAAGAAACTAGTCAAAAATCTTAGAAAGGGATCTAAGACTCACGCTAAACAAGCAGATAAATTAGAAAAAGCAATGAATGAGGAATCAAATCCTCGCATTCCTAGAAAGAAAGGACAACCAGCAAACTCAAAGAAACACTCAGACTTATATACAGATGAAAATCCTAAAGGAACTATTCATGGACTTGGTTTCAAGGACGTTGCTACTGCTAAAGCATCTGTTGCAAAAATCAGGAAATCTAATAGATCTCATGCTCATAAAATTCAAGCTGCTGTTGCTATGGAACAACGGGCAAGAGAAATGGGTAAAACCTCTGAAGCAGCAGTCTACAGAAAATTCATCAACTCGATGAAAAAGAAAACTAAAAAGTAATTGTTATGGTTGATAATGTATATCTTGGAAATCCTAATTTAAAAAAAGCAAATACACCGATTGAGTTCTCTGAAGAGAATATCATTGAGTTTTTAAAGTGTAAGGATGATCCAGTTTATTTCGCAAAGAAATACATAAAGATAGTATCTCTTGATGAGGGTTTAGTTCCGTTTGATCTATATCCTTTTCAAGAAAAACTTGTGAGGAATTTCCATGAAAACAGGTTTAATATCTGTAAGATGCCAAG